ATTAAAAAAGAAATGAGAGGTTATGAATTAATTTTCTTATCTCATCCTTTTGCTGATGATCCAAAAATTAATAAGTTGAGAGTTGATTTTATAGCTAAAGAGATTAGAGAAGTTAATCCAGAAGCATTAATCCTATCACCTTTACACAGCTTCTCATACTTCGATACAGACGATATGAGAGATGCTATAATGTATGAGTGTTATCAGATGATAGAGAGGGCAGACACCTGCGTATTTATCCAATATGATGGCTTTTTAAGCAGTGGGCAGTCTGATGAGATACTATATGCTGAAATGTTAGATAAGGATATAGAAGTGGAAGAAGTGGACCGGTTAATGCTGGATAAGAAGTTGGGAATTAGATGAAATGCCAACGATGTGGGGCTGAATTCGCCAGCGAAGGTGCAACAGATAAGATGTTAGATTATAATTTGTGCATACTTTGTATAATGGAACATAGTAGAAAAAGTGATGAAAGTTTAGAAATTTTTGCTGAAACTAAAAGAGAGAGTCATTTTAAAATGTAAGATCATCTGCATATATTAGTATATGCGGAGGTTATTAACGTCGTTAAGAGGGCAGCTATCTCACGCGGGACCATATAGCCTTCTAAGAAGGCTTCCCTCTTATAATATATATGTTACCACTTGTGCAATGCTATGGCAGATGGTATTGCTTAATAGATTAAGTGGGAGGATAAAAGGTAGCACTCAGTATCTGCCGGGAGTCTTTATCCGTTATCTTCTGCAGCTGACGGAAGTAAAACTATCAGCTACTAAATTAATTTAATCTTCCACTTATACTGAAAGTTAAGAGGCTTAAAATGATAGTTGTAGCTTAGCGAAAATTAAAGAATAAAGCTAGGTATGAGTGGAGTATTAAGTTAATTATAGTAGAGTAGCTCAAATGGTAGAGCAGTCGGCTGTTACCCGGAAGGTTGTAGGTTCGAGTCCTACCTTTACTGCCAATTTGCCCCAGTAGGCGAAAAGAGTTAAGCCACCAGATTTTCACTCTGGAAATTGCAGGTTCGAGTCCTGTCTGGGGTACCAATATGGGAATATGGTCTAATGGTGATGACGTTAGCCTGTCAAGCTAAAGATGAGAGTTCAATTCTCTTTATTCCCGCCAATTTCAAAATACCCTTGACTTATTGTTGGTTGGGTGGTATAATTATAGTGTAGGAATAAAGTTTAAAGTGAGCTAGATGTTGACTAGCTATCAGCATCGAAACTCCATAATCCGTAATGGATTGCTCACTATTATTTTTTTACGGATAAATACTAAACGGAGGTATTAAATTAAATGAGTACAGGTTATGGTCGACCAAATGGAATAGCGATGACAATGTCAGAGGATAAAGAAACTATACCTTATCGTAAAAAGTTAAATAAAATAACTGGTAAGGTTACAGCAACAATTTTACTGCAACAAGCGATGTATTGGGACATCAAAAAAGATGGTAAGTTTTTCAAATTTATTGCACCTTGTACACACGATTGGTATAAAGAGGGAGACAGCTGGTTAGAAGAATTAGGATTTAGTAGAAGTGAATTTAATACAGCTATTAAAAAGATTGGTTATAAAAGAGGTAAGAATAAGAATAAAATTGAGAATGAAGAAGATGCTTATGTTATATATTATACAGATAGCGATAGGGTTACTTATTGGTTTATCAACTGGGAAAAATTAAATTATGATTTATTAAAAGTTTACCATCCAGACCTAATTGGGAAAAGTACAATTACTAAGAGTAAGGGAAATGATGAATTACTAAGAGATAAGGAAAAGCAAGATTATCCTATTACAGAGAGTACTACAGAGACTACTACAGAGAATAAACCTAATGGTGATGATGGGGCTTTCAATAAACAAGCTAATAAAGTGGTATTCGACATATGGGAATATTACAAGTTAGCTGTGGAAGACTACTTCCAACCTAGAAAGTTGACATCTAAGCGTAGAGGTAAAATTAGAGATATGCTAGACGACTTTTCGGTTGATGAGATTAAGCAAGCTATTGATAATATTGCAGCTAATAATTTTATGACAGGACAGGTTGATGGTAACTTTAAAGCTACAATTATGTATTTATTCCAATTTGAGAATATGAAAAAGTGGATTGCTAATTGTAAAGTTGATAATCAGATGGAAGAAATTGATTATTATGCAGATTTATCATAACGATATAATCAAGCATCAGATAGTTGATTTAGGGTTGGCACATTATAGTGAGGTGGATTGAGATGACAAACTATACTGAACAACAGATAATTAAACACGCTTTGCAATATTATATTACAAGAGATGGTGCTTCCGATAAAGATATCAAGCAAGAAAAGAAACTATTAAAAGAAATCTCAACATATGTTGAAGCACTAAAGGATAGGCATGATATAAAATGAAAAAATATACTAGAGAGCAAATTTTAAAAGAAAAACCTTCTAGCAGCCAAATTTTTATTAGAAATGATGGGGGATTTAATAGTTTAAAAGAAGATTGCAAATACAAAATAGATAGTTATGTTGCTGAATTAGATATAATTTATTTAATAAAAGTTTAGAATTGAGGTGGTGATATGGAAAACAAAGTCTATGATAAAGATAAACATTGTGGTGCTACTACTAGAGCGGGCACACCTTGCCGCAGGCCTAAAGGCTGGGGAACGTCTCACGCTGGAAAAGGTAGGTGTAAGTTGCATGGTGGCAAGTCAACTGGTCCGAAGCCAGAGAATATGAAGAAGAATAAAAACGCTGTATCCACAGGTGAATATGAAACTATATGGATGGATACTTTAACAGATGAAGAACAGCAATTATTACCTAAAGTTAAGCATGAAGTTATAGATTTAATTGATGATGATATTAAGTTGATTGAGATTAGAATAAGAAGGATGATGCAGAGGATTAATCAATCTGTTGAGGCTGAAAATACCTCTAATATTGAAGAGGCCTTAACTAGAGTGCAGGGTAAGAAAACTCAATTACTTAAGTTGAAATATCAAGTTGAGAATGATGAAGCTCCAGATAGTGTAGATGTAGATGTTTACATTGATGCGATTAGAGGTAGAAGTGAGGAAATATGGGAGGGCGATGAAGATTAAATTAGTCAAAAAAGAAATTATAACTGAAATTGGTGATGTTAAACAAACTGTTATTAAATATTATGAAACTGATGAATGGTATGAAGCTAAATTAGAGGCAACTAATAAAAATGTAATAAGAGATACAATTAGAAACATGAAACGATATTGATAAATAAAGTTGGTGCAATATGAGAAATAACAAAGCACAATTTAAGTTTCAACCTTTTTCAGATAAGCAGGTTAAGCTACTTAGTTGGTGGATGAATAATTCACCGCATTCTGATAAGGATATAGTAATAGCTGATGGTAGTATTAGAGCAGGTAAGACAGTTGCGATGATTTGCGGATTTATTGACTGGTCCATTGCTAACTTTGATAATCAAAACTTTATCATAGCAGGTAAGTCAATGGGAGCTTTAACAAAAAATGTGCTCAATCCTATGAAGAAAATATTAAATGCTAAAGGTTTAAAATTTAATCATATTCGATCAACCGAAGAGCCACGCATTGAAATTGGCACAAATTATTACTATTTATATGGAGCTAATAATGTTAGCAGCAAAGATACATTACAGGGATTAACAGCTGCTGGAAGTTTTGCGGACCAGGTAGAATTGTTTCCTGAAAACTTTGTGAATGAGATGGTTGCTAGATGTTCAGTAGAAGGAAGCCGTCATTGGTTTAATAGTAATCCGGATTCACCTTATCATTTTCTTAAGAAAGAGTGGATTGACAAGAAAGAAGAAAAAAGAATATACCATTTACACTTTACAATGGCTGATAACTTAACATTATCGCAAAAAATTATTGACAGATACAAGCGTATGTATTCTGGTGTTTATTATGATAGATATATTAGAGGATTATGGGTAGTTGCAGAGGGATTGGTTTATCCTTCTTTCAATGATGATAATATAATTGACAAAGTACCAAATAATGTAGATATTGTACAAGAATTCATCGGCGTTGATTATGGTGCGGCTAATCCGACAGCGTTTGGGCATATAGGAATAGGGAGTGACAATAGGATGTATTTACTTAACACTTACTATCACAGCGGTAGAGAGGGAACTGACAAGGCTAACAGCCAGTATAGAAAAGACTTGCAAAACTTTATAACTAAGCATGATATCAATCCTAAGTGGATATTTATTGACCCCAGTGCTAAAAGCTTCAGAGTTGAGTTATATCAGCACAGACATGAGTTTCCAGCATTTAAGCGAATCGCTAAAGCTAACAATAGTGTCAATGAGGGTATAGAAAAGGTTAGTAATTTGATTACGCTTAATAAGTTTCAAGTGTTAAAGCATAATGATAAGGCTCAAGAGGAATTCCATTCTTATCGTTGGGATGAGAAGGCAGCTGCTAAAGGAAAAGATACTGTTATTAAAGATAATGACCATATTATGGATTTAATTAGATATGTAGTTAATAGTACACCGAGAGTTTACAAGAAATTGATACACTAGAGAAAGGTGGTGAAACATTTGCAACAATGGAATAAAAAATATTTTAAGTATCATGAAAAATACGGAGAATATGCTGCGTGGTGGAGTGGTTCTTCTGAAGAATTATTAAACTACTACTTAGGAGTTGACACTTATCAGCAGTATACAGTTAATGATTACAACTTAGAAAAGCAGGGGTTGTTCTGGGAGAAGGATATTCACAACGATAGGTCAACAATGTTACATGTGCCGATAGCAGGCGATATTGCTTCAACATCAGCAGACTTCTTATTTTCAGAAATGCCAGATGTTAAGATACCAGAAGCACACGAGGAAACAGCAGCAAGTGATGCAACGGATGCTCAAGATAGGCTTAACATTATCATTGAAGAAGGTGATGTGTATAGTAGGTTATTAGAAGGTGCAGAAACTACCTCAGCAATGGGCGGTGTATTTGTTAAGCTAGACTGGGATGCTGATGTAAAAGACTTTCCTATTCCAATAATGGTACAGCCAGACAATGCAATGTGGGAGTTTAAGTGGGGATTTCTTCAGAGTGTTAAATTCTTCAAAGTTATTGATCATCCCGACAACAATGTATATTATCGCTTAGTTGAAACTAGAACAAAAGATGATAACGGCAAAGGTGTAATACTTAATGAGCTATACAAAGGCACAATGACAAAGTTAGGTACTAAGATTCCACTTGAGCAACATCCAGATACAGCAGGAATGGAAGAAGTTATTGAGCATGGACTAGACAGCCTATTAGCTTGGTATGTGCCTAATAAGAAGCCTAACAGGTTGTGGAGAGGTTCTGCATTAGGTGAGAGTGATTTGCAGGGTATAATTGGATTAATGGATGCTATTGATGAAACTTACACTAATTGGGTGAGAGATTTACGCATAGCAAGAGGAAGAATTATTGTGCCAGAATATATGCTGGAAACTGATAACAATGGCAACTTATATCATGATATGGACAAGGAAGTATTTGTAGCACTTAATCAAGGACCAGCAGGAGAAGAAAATAACTCTATTGACAATGTGCAGTTTGATATTAGAGCACAGCAACATTATGACACAGCAAAAGAGTTGATGAAACAGGCATATAGTGGTGCAGGATATTCACCAGCTAGTTTTGGCTTAGGTGATAGCACAAGCAATGCAACAGCAACTGAAATTAAACAGCAGCAGAGTAAATCATTTAAGACTTCTGCTAAAAAAGCTAAATATTGGACTTCTACATTAGAGGATATGTTTTACTGGATGCTGCAAGTTGACAATTACGCTTTTGGTAGCAACAATGCTGATTATAAGGTTCAGGTTAACATTCAAGATAGTGTGCAAACTGATCCAATGCAGAAAGCTGACAGCATTAACAAGCTTGTGCAAGCTAAAGCAATGAGTATTGACACTACTGTTAGACAACTACATCCAGAATGGAATGAAAAACAAGTTGAAAATGAAGTTAATCGCATAATGCAGGAAAATGGAATGGCAGTTAATGAGCCAGACGATTTAGTTTAGAAGGGGGTGTTAAAAATTTCTAAATACAGAAAAAAACCAGTTGTAATTGAGGCTGTTGAATGGAATGGGGCTAATAATTTAATTACTGAAACTTTTATGAAGGATTGTAAGGATGCTTATATTGATTATAGTAATAAACAGCTAGGAGAAGTTGTTATACCTACTTTAGAAGGGGTTATGAGAGCTAATGTTGGAGATTATATTATCAAAGGTGTTAATGGCGAATTTTATCCTTGCAAACCTGATATATTTCACAAAACTTATGAAAAAGTGTGATTAAATGGCTAAAATTGATGATTTAACATTAAAAGTTGGTAGAGTATATGCTCAAGCTGAAAGAGATATTATTCAGCGGATTGCTAACAGGTTGAAGAAAGATAAAACACTAACTATTGAACAATGGGAAATTAGAAAGTTGAGAGAACTGCAAACATTAAGGAGTGGTGTTGAAAAGCAGATTAAAGCTAAACTGGACAATTACACAGAAAAAGAATTACAGCCTATTATACAGGAATTATATAATCAAGGTTCAAAAGATGCTATTGCTGATTTGCGAAAAGTATATAATATTAATGAAATAACAACTGATTTTGGCAAGATTGATGAAGCTACAGTTGCTAATTATACTAAAGCACTCAAAGGTAATTTGCAGGGTACACACTTACGAATGATAAGACAGGCTGATGATGTGTATAGACAAGCTGTCAGCAGAGGAGTTAACACTGTCCTAACTGGCAGCGGAACAAGAGTTGAGGGTGCACAGAGAGTACTGAACGAGTTTGCTAACAGAGGAGTTAGCGGATTTGTCGATAAATCAGGTAGAAGCTGGAATCTCAAAACTTATGCGGAAATGGCAACAAGGACCACAGCTGCTAGAGCAAGAATAGATGGCTCATTAAATAGATTTCAGCAAAATGGTGAAGACTTGGTAGTTGTATCAGCTCATGCCGAAAGCTGTCCAATATGCGACCCGTGGGAAGGTAGGATATTAAGTATAAGTGGCAGAAGTGAAGATTATCCTTCTGTTAGTGAAGCAGAAGCAGACGGGCTCTGGCACGCCAACTGCACTCACAACACTACATTATGGGTGGAAGGGTTAACTACTAAACCAGAGCCAGTTGATAGCACAGATAATTATGAAGAAAGACAAACTCAACGCTATATGGAAAGAAATGTACGTAAATGGAAACGCAGAGAGGTTGCTGCAATGACTGATGATGAAGCTAAGAAGGCTAAAAATTATATACGTAAGTGGCAAGGTAAACTTAGAGAGCATACAGAAAAAACCGGAATGTATAGAAAATATGAGCGAGAAAGCATAAAAACTGCGAGATAACATTACGTATCATCTGCGTTAAAGATGTAAAATACTAAGGAGGAATTATAATGGCTGATGAAAAAGGAAAAGTAGAACAAGAAGAAAAAGTTGAGGAAGCGACAGCTGAAGAAGTCGATAAAACAGAAAAGGAAGATAAAACTCAACAGGATGAAGTAAATGAACAAAAAATGATACCTTATTGGAGATTTAAAGAGGTGGTTGATGAGAAAAATAAACTTAATGACCAGCTGAAAGATTTGCAGGATAAAATCGAAGATATGGATGATCCAGAAGAAATTAAAAAGCGGCTTAATGAAGAAAAAGAACAACTTGAAAACAGGAATAAGGAATTCATTAAAAAATCAGAGGTTAAAGTTAAAGCAATTGCTGAAGGTATCAGAAAAGAAGCGCTTGATGACTTCCTAAAAGCTATGTCAGATAAGATTGAACAGTTAGAAGTTGATGGTGAAGAAGTCAAAGGTGTTGATGAGTTGGTAACAGGCGCAAAAGAAAATAAGAGT